TATTAAAGCATAACTTATCAGGCCTTGTATCTTACTACTACCTGTAGCTGCTTGCACAGTTATAGCATCTCCTGCTTCTAAATTCAAGCCTTGAGGTGAAGCATTTACTTGTGACTTAGCGGCCACGTCATCTCTAAAAAATTCATACTCAGTGCTAGAATCTGATGAATCAACAAAATTCATGTTTACTAAAATAGCAGATGAGGCATCGTTGTTAGCAACATAAACACTTTTAACTATGATTGTTCCATCTGTAGGGCAGGTAAGCACAGTAGTTTTACCAGTGCCGGTTTGTTTAAAACCTTGGTTTTTATAAAATATACTCATGATAAAAAGTAATTAAACGCATCTTGTTCGTTTTTCAAGTCTTGTTGAAAAGAAAAGTTTAATTGATTCTGTAGTGTAGTTAAAGACTCTAGTATTTGTCTTTGATTTTCTACATCGTATTCTTCTTTGGGATCAGGTATGTAGTTTGTTATTTTAGCCATTATCCTGTTAATATTTCATTTAATAATTGTTGCTGTCTATTTTCTCTTTGTTCTTTCTCTTCTATAGACTTACCTAATCCAGTATCTTCTGTATTAAGAATATTTTCTAATATAGCTTTTTGTTGATCATAAGTAGCATCTGCTATCAAATTAATAGGAGTTACCATGCTTGAAGAAGTAATTGGTGGCGTGCCTTGTTCTATACTCTCTAATGCATTTTTAAATTGGTTTAGTGTTAAAGGATTAGGTGGGGCATCCATTAAATACTGTCCATATTTTTCTTCTATTTCAATATCTTTGTCTGTTTTAGTTGTTGGTACAATACTCTCAATACCTTTTTTTCTATTAAATTTATCTCTAATATCTAAATTTTCAAAAGCAGCAGATCCACCAAAAGGTAAATTACTAAGTCTTGACATGTCATAAGTTGGTTGATTAAATGTTTTACCTAAACCAAATCTCTGTCCAATACCTCTAATTATATTTCCTAAAAATCCACCGCCTGTAAAGAGACTACCAATGCCACCGCCTCTTACTCTATCAAAAGCACGTGGATTAGATGCTCTAGCTAATGCTAGTTCAGCTGGTGATATAACATTTCTACTATCAAAAAAACCTGGATTAACTCTTTGACCTGCACCTGCAACAATAGCTGCATTTCTTATATCTTGTGCTTCTTTTGAACCTTTTGGAGTCACCCCTGGAGGTAATTCTGGACCACTTCCTGTTCCACTAAATCCAGAAAGGTTACCGGTTTCTGCAGCGCTGTAGTCTCCACCACCTTGAAAACCACCAAATCCTCCTGGTCCTCCAAAATCTCCTTCTAAAGATGGTAGACCACTAGGTCCTCTATTTGGTTTACCTTTTAATGATCCATATAAATTTAAATCTACAAGTATCTTTTCTTCTTCAGGTGTAATGTAAGCTAATTTAGCTGCGGGTGTATTAGGTGATGATTTAGCAATTCTCGGTGCAGTTACCATTTCAGATGGCATATAATTTTTAACACCACCTTGTATCTCATAATTTATTTTTTTATCTACAGCCATTATCTTCTTCCGTCCGGTTGTGCGTCTAATCTTAATGTGCCATATCTCCAGCTCTCACCAAGAGCATCATTTTCTATTTTGATGGAAACCAATCTTCCTCTGGCCCTAGTGTCTACCTTATCAGTTGTTGACGTAACTGTAAAGGGTCCAAGTGGTGAGCTGACAGCCACATCATCAGGATATGCACTAACAAATAATGTTACTTTAGCATTACCAGTTTGATATTTAAAATCAGGTATAAATCGTCTAACAGCCATAAAGAATTCACCGTCTCCTCTGTAATCAGCAACTCCTGTTTGTTGACCAAGAGCACTACGTCTTGATGTTATGTCCCAATCACCTGATCTGATAAATGCAGGTATAGCTGTTGTGCCAGAACTATTAACTTGATCCGTGCCTTCTTCGTGTTCGTAGTAAATACTAGCACCATATTTATTTGTAATTCCTAATATATCAGGAAAGACTGGTGTTAAAGTGTCATCGTAATCTGTAGCATAAGGTGCATCAAATACACCTTGATCTTGATACGTAGTTCTATCTAAAGACGATGTGGTCCATATATTTTCAGCATAATTATAAGTTACACACCTATCAATTTGTGTAGATCCAGCTTTAGGATAAAACCAATTTACTTCTGTATATAAATTATTTGAACCAGAAAAAACAACATCTCTAGAATTAAAATTTAATCCTAAATTATCTCCATCTGTTGTAAACACAAAGTCTTCTACCAGTGACCCTAATGATTTAACAGTTCCATCAAAAGCAAAAAATCCACCTTCAGCTCCCATCCAATATACAACACCATTAATAAAAGAGGCTGCATGTTGACCTATACATCCACAATTGGTGCCCACTTGTCTAACACTAAATGTAAATGGTGGACCAACAAATTGAATAACGTAAGCAGCAAGATCAGTTATTACAAATACATAATCTTTACCTTGAAGCACTGCTCGTATTTCATTACCGGTATCTAATCTAAATGTACCCGCAGTATTGGTTGCTGTTGGTGTGTATGTATTTAAATCTTCTTGATTAGAAAATCTTACAAACATCGGATCTTGTGTTGTCGTGTCACCAATGGTTGTTTCAGTTCCAAAGTGAAATAAATGTCTATCTCTGTCTGATACTAATGTAAATCTGCTGGCTGTAGGATTGTTGGTGGTTTGAAAATTTGTAGTTGTTAAAGACGCTCTAATTGTTCTAGCGTTTGATGCGCCTGCATTCCATGTAAAAGTTTTACCATTAAATATAGTTGCAACTAACACTTGACCAAAGTTATCAAGACTCCAGTTTCCTGGATCTAGAATTACATCACTTGTTGCTCTAGGTGTATTCCAAGTGCTTGCTCCCCATGTAGATGTACTCCAACCAAAACCTGTTGTCTGTGTTGTTGGTCCGACTTCAACATATGGATTAACAGTTACCGCTCCAGCTGCAGTCATACCTGATCCTGTTTCAACTGAAGCAGCTTGAACCGTAAATTTATCTACATCAGGAACAGTCAATATCTCATAAACTTTTTCTAAATCTGCAGCTGTATAACCAGACGCTCCAGTAACAGTAACACTAGATAGAGTTACATATCTGCCTACGGCTAATCCATGAGAACCTTTGTTAATAGTTATGGTGTTAGAGTTATTAACAGTTGTTAAAGTGCCACCTGTTATAGCTGTGTCTAGAGGTGTGATATCAAAAAAATCATTACCATAATATAAAAATAAACCTTGAGAGGTACCAATAGCTGCATACTTTTCTCCAGCAAAACTTGAAAATGCAACCTGGGCTCTAGCTGCTCCTGGTAAAGTTTTTTGAGCTGATGTTAATTGTAACCATCCACCTATTTTTTCAGGTAGTCCATATCTAAATCTAACAAAATCACCGTCAGTCCATTGACCCTCTGCACCTGATTCTGTGTCTTGTTTATTGAATCCAGCCTTGAATTTTAATTTTTGTAGCATATAGTAGCTTATATATTAGTTTTTGATAGAATGAAAGTAGCATAATTATGAGAGATTTAGAAGGAATTGTTAGTGAAAATTTTTTAAGTAATGAAGAATGCGATCATTTTATAAACTATCATAAAGAAAATTTTTTATTAAAAAGAAGCTATTGTAAGCTACATCGAAAAACTGAAGTAGTCAAAGCATATGAAATACTAGGTAATTCAGTTATTAAAAAATTATATAAAAGATTAATTAAATTTGCTAAAGATGTGGATCCTAATATCACTGTAAATTATTTTGAAATTGTGAGGTGGCCTACAGGTGAGAATCAAATTGGTCATCTAGATTTTGACTATCATCCTCATACCAGTATTATTTATTTGAATGATGATTTTGAAGGTGGTATCACAAGAGTAGGTGATGTTTTCTTTAAACCAAAAAAAGGAACTCTTATTTGTTTTAGAGGAGATAAAATTAATCATGAGGTATTAAAAATAACAAAAGGAGAAAGGTACACGATACCCTGTTGGTACAGATATGAATAAAGAAAAAACAGTTAATATAGATAATTTTATAGGTGTATATGATAATTATATTACACCAGAGGAGTGCAATAAAGCTATTAAATTATATGAAGATCAAGATAAATTTAACAACACTGTAAATAGAATTGGATCTGAACAAACATCAGTATTAAAAAAACAAGACCAACAATTTTTTGCGGCACCTTTTAATTTAGAGGTATGGTGGGAATCATTAAAACCTATGATGCTTAATTTTGATTTAGCTTGGAATCATTATGTGCAAAATACAGGAGCTCTAGAATCTTATGGAGTTCCTTTTCATTTTACAGATTTAAAAATACAAAAAACTTTACCCACAGAGGGTTATCACGTATGGCATATCGAACACGGTAAAGGAACTGAAAATGAAAGACGAGCTTTTGTTTTTTCCATATATTTAAATGATGTTGAAGATGGTGGAGAAACAGAATTTTTACATTTTTCAAAAAGAGTAAAACCTAAAACTGGTCGTATTGTTATTTGGCCTGCAGGTTTTCCTTACGTGCACAGAGGTAATTCACCTTTGTCAGGTAAAAAATATATACTAACTTCATGGATGATGTTAAGATAAAAAGTTTTGATCCATTTCATTATCAAAATTTTTTTCACGAATATAAAATAAAATCCACTAAAGATGAAATAAATCAAATTATTTTTTTATTAAAAAGTAATAAAGATTATGAAGAACAAAAGACCACGTTTAATAATTTAAATGTATTAAATTTTCCAATTTTAAAAAATTTAAAATCTCAAGTAATAAAAATTTTAGAATCACATAATTTATTGTTAGGTGATAATTGGGCTCAGTTATATAATGAATTAGATAAACACAGTATTCATATTCATCCTTATAGTGATTACTCTGGAATAATTTATTTAAACCCTGAGAAACCTAGTCCCACTATTTTTTACAATAATTTTTTTGAAAAATATTATTATCAAGGTGCTAAAGATATAATGTTATTATTTCCCTCACATATTCCTCATGAGGTAGAGTCTTTAAATAAAAATGAAGAAAGATTAATTATATCTTTTAATTCTACGAAGAAGAATAAGAAGTAGGTCTCGCACCTAATCTAGCAATTTTATCCTCTGTTGATTCTTCATCAACATTATCATTATCCCAATCAGATTGTAGTTGAGCTAAATGAGCTGAATCCCATCTAGAAATAAAATCTTGAAAGTCTCCTAGGTTTGCATCTTCCCAAGTGCAATGTGGTGTTTCATCTCTGTGTTCCACAGTATCGCTTGGATTAGCTGTACCATATTGAATAGCCCAAATGTTATTCCATTTAGCTAGTCCCCAAAAATCATTATCCGAAATTACATAAGAAGTGCCTGCTGCATCACCAGATTGTTTGATAATCATTTTGTCTTCAAATACTACTGTCCATGTTGCGTTTGTTGCCATAATTTCTCCTACGTTTTAATAATATAAATAACTGTTAAATAAGGTTGTACAACAGAAGTTGCAGTACCACTGAAAGTTGCACTCATGTTGTGTTGGTGACCAGTACCAGATCCTGTATTGGTAGTGTTTTTATTACCGTCAAGTGATGGCTGATTACCTCTGTTTGATCCAGGGTTTCCACCAGTACCAGGGTTTGATGGTACAGAGTGACTGTGTGATGCAAGTTGTGCTGTTGATAAAGTTGCGTTAGCTGTAGTACCACCAACAGTACCTGCAGCAGCTACGGTGTTTGCTCCACCAGTTGATGCTAAAGCTTTAGTTCCAGATTTACCGATTGCAACGTTGTCTTGCAAATCAGGTAAGTTAAAAGTAGATGCACCATCTCCAGCTCCATAAGTTGTACCTACAATTGCAAATAATGCAGAGTAAGTTGATCTTGAAACTGCTGCACCGTTACATTCTAAGAAACCTGATGGCACTGAAGAAGAAGACCACGGCACAATAGTTGCTGTAGGAATTCCTTCGATACCTGTAAGGTTTGCTCCGTCGAAATCGTATTTTGTTGCTTCGTAATTTGACATATTATTTCTCCGTGTAAGTCCATCCTGTTGTAGCGTCGCCTGAGAATACTAATCCAAAAGCTGCGCCTTGTGTATTAACCGTTAGATCTGATGCTGCGTTAGCAATATTAGATCCATTTCTTCCAACAGTCAATGCGTTACTATTAAAATCATAACCTTGGTCGACAAAATGCACTTCATCTCCCGTAGAAGGTGAGGCTGGGAGCGTGATTGTTACTCCACCACCACTTGTATTTACTAAAAGTTGAGCTCCAGCTTGAACTGTTTCAGCTGCAGATACAACTCTCCATTTTCTATATTCGTTTACTTTTTCAATATTTGTTCCATCAGAATATAATGTATAACAATTACCTTCACATAAAAGAACACCTGTTCCTGAAGAAGTTTTAAAAGTTAAAGTGTTTCCCGCATGATCACAATTGTTTTGTACAAAATAAGTTTTTTCAATTGAATCTGGAATAGATACTGTTCTGTTAGCTGCTAAAGTTCCTGTTAATCTAATAACATCGTTTTTACCATTAGATAAAGCACCATTAGTAAAAGTTAA